TGTAGCCCGGCGTCTTGAGGCTGTTGTCGATCAGCAGAAGGTTCTGCGGGGACTGCGGGTTCCTGCTGCGGTAAGCGGCCTTGTGGGTCGCCGAGAAAGGCTTCTCCCAGCCCAGCGGTGGCACCTTGGCCGAGAGACTCGTCGCCGTCGTTGCCGGTGATGCGGGCGTGCCGGTAACCGCGTAGGTGAACGTGGTCATCGTCGCCGTCAGTACGCGGAACTGTCCGTTGTACTCGGACTGCTCAGCGCCAGCGATCTCGACCACCTGAAATGGCCGATAGGCGTGGCCGCTGGAAATGGTGGCCGTAGCGACGCCATCCGCGAAGGTCAGCGTGTCGATGGCCTTCAAGGCGAAGCCGTTGACGAGGCAGGCATCGAGCATCGTCACCAGATCGCCCCAGTTGTTGCTGATCTGCGGCGCGCCGGTCATGCCGCTGTTGAAGTACTTGACGGTGAGGTCAGCCATTGCATTGATTCCTTATGGTCAAGGGGTGTCGACGTCGCCGCGAATCAGCAACGTGAAGTGGTCGTCGGGCACGGACTCCGGGCCCTGCTGGACGGTGCGCACCACCCACACCGGGAACTGGCTGCCGATGGTGTTGAAGCGCAGCACGTTGCCGGTGGCCCAGCCGTTGCCCCAGCCGAGCGCGGGCAGACGGAAGTACGGGACGCCAGTCGCGGGATTGATGGGCGCGCAGTCGGCGCTGGTGTTGCCGGTGGCGATCACGCCCACGTTCTCGCCGATGACCTCGAACGAGGTGCTGTTGGTCATCCGAACCACCCAGCGCTCGGTGAGCGCCCCTCGATTGGTGACCGTGATCGGGTATTGCGTGTGGTTGAAGGTGGCCGTCGCGGCGCTGCCGACGAGTTCATCCGACCAGCTGCCGTTCCAGGTGCTCTGATCGAACACGAGGTTCACGCGGGCGAACAGGTCACCCGCCACCAGTGCACTGGACACGAAACTGCCAGACGCGGGATCGCCGGGACTGGCCAGCGGATAGGCGTGCGTCAGCGGGCGCGTGAAGCTGATCTCGCCGTTGATCTGCACGTCGCGCACCACGGCCATGTCCTCGATGCGGTGCTCGATGGTCACCGGCTGGCTGTAGCCGGTCACGTCGGTGAACGTGACGGTGCCTGCTTCCAGGTCCGTGGTGTAGCCGGTGTGGATCACCACGCCGTTGTGGCCGACCACGCGCACGCGCGACAGACGCACCCGCGCGCAGTCGATGGTCTGGCCGTTGCTGACCGACGCGGTGATGCGCCCGGTGTGGCCGACGACGGCGAAGCCGCCCGGCCGGAAGATCGGCACCCGCCCGTCGCTGGGCAGGCGCACCGGGTCGATGCCCAGCAGCGCCGCATCCAGGGGCAGATAGCTGTAGGCCACGGCGCTGTAGCGCAGGCTGGATGCCGCCACCGGCTCGGGCCGGAAGATCTTGCCGTCCAGACGGACGTTCTCGGCGTCGAACCACGGCTCCGTCTCGTTGCCCGCCGCCGTGACCACGGTGCCAAAGCGCACGCGCACGAGGCCGGTGTCGTAGTCGACATTACCGCTGACGCCGGACGCGGTGATCGTGCCGTCGATGCCCGCAGTCACGGTCTGCGTGCCACCCACCGCGCGGGCGAACTGGATGGACAGCGACCCCGGGCGCAGCGGTGCGGCACCGGTGCGGAACACGTACTCGCTGGAGATGTTCTCGCCGACCGTGGTCACGCAACTGGCGCGGGTGATGGCGTTGGTCGCACCCGCCGACCAGGAGCTGAGCGTCACCGCGCCCGAGAGGTAGTTGATGCTGCCGCGCGTGACCCAGCCGCTGGGCGTGAATTCGCGCAGCGTGCCCTGACCGTTGTCGCCCCAGGGCTGGCTGCCTGCGATGGCCAGCAGCACCGTGCCGGTCACCACCTGCGCGTTCACGCCCGGCACCAGCCGAAACGATGGGCTGAACGCGAACGTCTGTCTGTGGTTGCTGGTCGAGCCCGCGCTGTTGTAGCGCAGCTTGACGTAGCCGGACTCGTCGTTCGGGTACAGCGACGGCGCGTCCACGTAGCGGATGCCGCCGTAGTTGAGGCGGAACATCTGGCCCACGCCCGATGCCCAGCCAAGGCGCTGCGCTCCGTAGACGGGACTTGGAATCTTGACCGTGACGTCGGGCTGGAACTGCACCGCCCCGGTGGCGTAGTTGACGCTACCGATGACTTGGCCTGCGCGCAGCACATTGCCCGCACCATCGTCGCGGGCGTATTGCGTGGGATCGACCCCGTTCCACAGGCCCAGCCCCATCGCCTGAATCTGCTGCAGCGTGTAGACCCCGAGCACCGCGGTGTCGGTCAGGGTGTTCCACTCGATCTCCAATGAACCCGGCTCGATGGAGCCCAGGGTTGCAGTCACCGGCACCTTGCCCTGGCCGTCCCGCGAGGGGTGCGCGAAGCTGTCTTCCTGCTTGGGGCCCGCAACGTAGTCCACCGTCAGCAGTGCGCCGACTGGCGGCAGGACATTCGGCGCGAAGCTCAAGAGGTTCTGCGCAACGTTCAGACTGCCGGTGGCAGCTCCACTGAGCTCGCCCGACGTGGTGGCGGACGCCGTGCGCGTGCCCGTGCCGCTCTCGTGTGGCCAGGTGATGGTGAGCGTGCCCGGCTGAACGCTTTTGCCTTCGGGCGGGGCAAGCTGCAGGGCCTGCGATGCCTTGAGTGCGGCGGTCGGCTGCTGCGTTTCCTGCATTGGCACGTTCCAGGTCAGGATCAGGGACGAGCCCACGTCGGGCAGCGCGCCCAGTGTCACCACGAAAGCCCCGGTGTTCTTGTTGAAGGTGCCCGCGCCGTAGCTGGCGTCCAGCCCTTTGAGGGAGCCGTTGCCGCCATCCGACAGCACGTACCAGCGGCCCTGGGCCATGTAGCTGATCGACAGCGTACCTGGCTGCGGTACCGGGTTCACGGTGCCGACGTAGGACTGGCTGCGCGACTCGGGCGTGACCGCGATCTCCGAGCTTTGCGGCGCGCGCTGCAAAGACGCGGCGGGCGTGTAGGTGACGGCCTTGCTGTTGGACATCGAGCCGGAGTTCAAGCTCAGGATGCCGTTGGCGTAGTCGATGGTGCCCAGCGTGCCGCTGGCGGTCTTGAGCAGGCCCGCGTCGTCGAAGATCGTGACGCCGTCGGTGACGATGGACAGCGATCCGGGCAGGCAGCCGCCCGGCAGATTGAACTTGACGGTGGTGTTCCAGGCGTGGCTGGCCGTGTAGCTCACGGGTGCCGCGCCCGGCACCGGCAGCCCCGCTGCGGCGTAAGGTGGCACGAAGGAGATCGGTGTCTCGGTCTGGGCGCTGGGCACGAGCTGCGTGTAGATGGACGCGCCCTTGATGGTGAAGTCGCCCACATTGGCCGCTTGCGTCAGGGGCACCACGCCGACGTAGGTGCCCGCGTCGGCCACCACCGTGTCGCGTACCTTGGTGCTGTTGGCCACCCGAGTAAACGTGCGGCTGGCAGGCGAGCCCGTGAAGTCGAAGCGCAGCGCGTCGCTGATGGCGACGGTGACGACCGCCGCCTTGTAGTCCTGGTCAGTGTTGTAGGTGAAGCTGCGCTCGACCACCGACACGGCGGTGGCGCGGATGTACTGCTCCTTCTGCGTCGGCAGGCCTTCGTTCTCGATCAGGACGAGGGTTTGGCCGACGTTGGGCACGGCGTCGCTCGGGCGCTGGAACAACTGCACCACGCGCTGGCCCGCGATGTGGTTCTCGAACAGATAGCCCGCCCACTCGGGGCCCTTGTTGAGGTAGGCCTCGATGCGGGTCTGCGCCTGCTCGCGGGTGTCGAAGGTCTTGCGGGTGGAGAACAGCGTGACGCTGACGCGCTCGTCCTGCGGCGGCTCGGCCACGATGACGTTGGCCCCGAAGTAGGTGTCGGTATCGTCGGTGGCCACCTGCACGAAGCTCTTGCGCAGATTGACGCGGCCTCCAGCGCGATCCAGCTCGGAGATGTCCGGAAAGATCGCGTTCGAGACGCCGTCGGCGATCACCAGGCCCGTGGGCGCACCACCGCCTTCGGGCACGTCCGCCATCACGGCGGACTTCAGCAGCTTCACGTCGCCGGATTGAATCGGCATCTCAAATCTCCAGGAATCGAAGGGTCAGACGGTAAAAGTCGGAGCCGGATCGCGCCGGGATGCCCAGCACGGGTTCAGCCTCGATGGCGGCCTCATGGTGGCGGAAGGCGACCGTGAAGACACGGCCATCGGCGAACGTCAGTTCGAAGCGGCCCGTGGTGCTGGCCACCGGAATCGCCGCCCACCCGCGCAACTGCTCCACGGCGGCGCGCGTCACCCACGCCATATCGGGCGCGCCCACCAGGGTGATCGGCCGACCTGCCTGCCGGGTCGCCGACTGGATCAGCAAGGCCCCGGTGATCAGGTACGAGGTGCTGGCGACCGCTGGCGACCACGCGTGCTCGTCGCTCCACAGCAAGTCGTCGGGCAATGGCAAAGCCACCCCGGTTGCGAGGTTCGTCAGTTGCATCGGAATACCTTCAGGAAGAGAAACAGGAACGCACGGTCAAGCCGTGCGGGCGCGGGCGGCGTCCAGCAGTTGCAGCAGTCGCGCTTCGTCGCGCGCATCGACCGTGGCGTTGACCTTCTGCTGCCCCGAGGACAGTTCCACGCGCACGGTGCGGGTGGTCGTGCTATCTGGCAACGACGGACGTGGCAGGCTTCGGCTGGCGGGCTGCACCAGACCGCCCGAGGCAAAGCCCTGAATGCCTGCCAGCACGCGTCCGGCCAGTGCCTGCGCCGGAGCGCTCAGGTTGTTGATGGCCTCGAAGAAGCCAGCGCCGTAGCGGGCGACGGCCTGCCGGTTCACGACGAACTCGCCGGGGGTGAGCATCGCCGGGACGGTGTCGGATTTCGAGATGCCACCGCGCCGGTAGAACTCGCCCTGGTTCTGCTCCATGTAGTCGATCAGCTCGCGCTCCAGGTCTTTGCCCCAGAGCAGCGGCTGGGCCATCGCCTGCCGCCACGTCTGCTTGATGCGTTCGAGGTTCTGGCGCTCGTTGCCGGTGAGCGTCTTGCGGCTTATGAACTCTTCCAGCGTGCGGCGATCCTGCTGCGCCTGCTTGCCGTAGCTCTCCATCGTTTTCCAGCGCATGTCGAGGCTGACCGACGCGCCGTAGTTCCACTCCAGCCATCGCGTGTACTCGTTCATCCCCTGCAGGCCGAGGTCGATCATCTTGAGCGCCTCAAACGCCTCGCGGTTCTTCTTGGGCCTGCTCGGCTTGTCGTTGGGATCGGAGCCTGTGGAGCCGGTACCGCCCAACGAGGCAACGCGCCCACCGACCGCGAAGTGGGCGACGCCCCCAGTGACACTGTTTGCCAGACGCGAGAGCGCGCCGCTGCCGTACTTCTGCACCGCCGCCTTGCGGATCACGAAGGCACCGGCGTCCAGCGTGCGCGGCACGGTGTCGTGGTGGCCGGAGCCGGGCACCGAGCCACCGCTCATCCGGGGAAAGGCTGGAGCCACCGCACCGCCGTCGGCAAACCGCCGCACGCCACCCACCAGACCACCAGTGGCATTGGTTTCCACCTTGGTCACGTAGATGGTGTGGGTGCTGGACGTGTTGCGCCCGTTGAGGCTGTCGATCTCCGCGCGTACCGCACCGACATTGCTGACCACCTGATGCTGCGACTCGGTCTGGATGCGATCCAGCGCCTTGATCATCCCCTCGACATTGGTGATGGCCGCCTGCGCCTTCTCGGTCGCCACCTTCAGCTCGAATTGCGCGTTCTGGTCGGCGTAGGCCTTGAGCTTGTCCAGCGCTTCCTTCGCCTTGGACACGTCGGCATCGACCGGCAGTGTCTTGCCCTCCTTGAGCAGCGCCTCGTATTCCTTCAGCTTCTTCTCCGCTTCCTGCAAGTCGGCCTGAATCTGCAGCAGGTATTCCTTCTCGGCGAGCGCCTTGTCCAGATCGGCGATAGCCTTGTCGAAGCGCGTGGTGTCGGCGTCGAGCGTGACCTTCAGGCCGTCCTTGAGCTTGGCCGTGATGTCGTCGATCTGGCGCGTGGTCTCGGTCAGCGTGCGCTGAATCTCATCGCGTGCGGTGATCGCCGAGCGTGCCGCCGTCTGGTGCGCCTTCGCTTCGGCATCCAGCGTCTGGTTGAGAATTTCCTCGGACTGGCGGATGCGGTCGATGGCGTCGCGCACGCCCTGTTTGCCTTGCGCGGCCTGCGCATCAGCGTCCTTGGCCTTCTGCGCCAGTTCGGCGCGCAGCTGATCGGCCTGCCGCATCAGATCGGCGGCCTGCTGGTATTCCTGCCTGCGGTAGGCCTCGCGCGACTGCGCTTCGATCTGCGTGACCTGTGACACCGCCTGCTCGGACTGCTTGCGCGCTTCCTCGCCGCGCTTGGCCTCGTTGGTCTGGCTGGTGGCCACCTGCGCGGCCATGTCCATCGCCTTCTGCGCGAGCTGGCGGGCAAGTTCCAGCTCGCCGTTGGCCAGCGCCCGGCGCGCCTGCTCCTGCATCTCGGCGATCTGGCGCTTGCGATCCTCGGTGGCCTCGTACTCCGTCATGCCCTGGCGGCGGATGTCGCGGATGCGCTCCTCCGTGGACATCGACAACTGGCGCTTGGCTTCCTCGATGCGCTGCACTTCGGCCAGATGCCGGTTGGCTTCGGCGTTGAGCGCGTCGATGTGCTGGCGGTACTCGGAGAGCGCCTGCGTCAAGGTCTGGCGCTTGGTGGCGAGGATGTCGTTCTCGACCCGCTGCACGTTGGCGCGGCGCTCTTCCTCTGTCTGGCCTTGCCGGGCGGCCGCATCCTTGCGCGCCTGCGTTTCCTGATCGATCAGGCCGAGCGTCTCGGTCGTGGCCTGACGGCGCAAGGTCGCCTGCTGCGTCAGCGCCTCGGTGAGCAGCTGGGTGGATTTGGTGATCTTGGCGGTTTCGGACTGCTGGGTGAGGTCGAGCGCCGCCTTCTCCTGGTCGTAGCGGTTCTTCACCGCTTGCACCTGCTGCGCGAGGCTCGCCTCGACGATGGTGGTCAGCCCCTTGTAGGCTTCGGCCATCTTGGCGGTGGCATCGTTGACTTGCGCCTGCGCCTTGCCGACCGCCTGTTCGACCTCGCCCAGCCGCGACTTGAGCTTTTCCAGCGCGGCGTGGACAGCCTCGATGCCGCGCCCGACCGCTTCCTGCGTGCCCTGGCGCACGGCTTCGAGCCGCTTGGCGATCTCCTCGGCAGCGGTCGCGGCGGTGTTCATCGCGCCCTTGGCCGCGTTCGCGCCTTCGGTGGCGTCGGCGTACATCTCGGCGAAGATGCGATTCATCTCCGCGAGCCGCTGTTCGTGGCGCTTGGTGGCTTCAGCGATGGTGTCGGACGTGAAGATGGCGGCGAACACCTCCCACTGGAAGCGCAGGTGCTCGATGCCCTTCATCAGCACCTCGACCATGAAAATGCCCGCCTTGCGGACGATCTCGAACTTCTCCGACAGCCACGTCCCGATCTCCCAGCCGATGATGGCCGCGCCGAGGACGCCGAAGGCCACGCGCAGCTTGCCCACCGTGGCGATGGCATTGGAGAGCGACAGGTTCGCTGTCGCCCATGCCGCCGCCGTGGTGCTGGCCGCCGTAACTGCCGCCGCACCTGCCGTCTGCCACGCGATGATCAGCGCCGGGATCAGGCGGTAGACCAGCACCGCGAGGCCGACCTCGGCGATCCGACCCAGCCACTTCATCACCGTGTCCAGGTTGTCCGACAGCCACGTCAGCGCCTCGGCGAGCTTCTTGGTGAAGCCGGTCGATTCGTCGAGTTTGCTGATCCACTGCCCGAAGGCGTTCGACAGGCGCGTAAAGGCCTGACTGACGGTCACCGGCAACTGCGCGTACTCGGCGGCCAGCTTGTCCTTCTGGCTCATCAAGGCATTCACCACCACGTCGGCGGTCAAGCGGCCTTCTTCGGCGAGCTTCCTCAGCCGCCCGATGGGTACGTTCAGGCCGTCGGCCAGTGCCTTGGCCAGACGCGGGCTGTTCTCGACGACCGAGTTAAATTCCTCGCCGCGCAGCACGCCCGAGGCCAGCGCCTGACCGAACTGCAGCAGGGATGACTGCGCCTCGGTGGCCGATGCGCCGGAGATGCGCAGCGCCTGCGAGATGCTCTCGGTCAGCGAGAGCGCGTCCTTCTGCTCGCCACCCAGCATCCGCACGGCCTGCTGGAGCTTGCCGTAGAGCGTGGCGGTTTCCTGGATCGGCACGCCGATGCGCTGCGCGATGGCGAACAGTTCCTTCTGCGCGACCGTGTATTCGCGCTGGCCTGCGGTGGCGAGCTTCAGGCGCGCGGACATCATGTTCCAGGCGTCGGCGATCTGGACGATCTCCTGCACCTTGCCGCTGGCCCAGTTGATGGTGAGAAAGGCCAGCAGCTGCGTCTTGGCCTTGGCGACCTGATCGCCGAAGGCGTTCATCCCGGCCTTGACCTCGGCCATCGCGGCGGCGGCTTTATCGCCTGCGGTCTTGGCGTTCGCGCCAAACTCGCCAAGGCTGCGCTCGGCCGAATTGATGGCGCGTTTGAGCCCCTCGTCGGCCCCTTCGAGCGCAACGAGGATGGAAATGCGGTTCGCCATCTCAGTCCACCAGCCGCAACTGCTTCTCGATGCGCGCGGAGAGGCGCGGAATGCGAGCGGCGACGATGCGCTCGATGTTCAGTCGCTTCTTGAGCTGCACGCGCGGTACCAGCACGGCGATGGGCACGTCGGCACCGCGCTTCAGCCTTTTGATGCCCTCGGCCTTGCGGTAGCGGCGCTTGAAGCCCGACAGTGGCCGGTCGTGTTCCTTGATGTTTTCGGCCATCAGCACGATGTTCCCCTTGGCGTTCTTGATGAAGTAGGCGTTGCCGCCGCGCATCAGCTCGGCGATCTGCGCTTTGAAACGTTTGCGGCCCACGCGCCCATGAAGCGGGATCAGCATCCGGCCGCCAATGACACCGCCACGTTCATGGATACCTGACCACGGGATGCGCGAGCCGACGTAGAGCGCGGGCAATCGGTTCTTGTCTTTGTCGAGCACCTTGGCGGTGAAACCCTTGACGAAAGACTTCTTGACCACCGTCATCTGGCCCGCGACGTGGCTGCGCACGTCCTCTTTGAGTTCGGTGGCTTCACTGGCGACGCCGCGCGCGACCGCCTGCTTGACCTTGTCGCGGAACTCACCGCCCCAGCGGCGCAGTTGCGCCTGCGCGGCCTTGCTATCGATGCGAACGGAGATGCGCATGGTTGACTGCCTGATCGGTGAGCCTGTCGAGGGTCTGGTCGAGGTGACGGGCTTCGCCGCGCGCGCCGATGGCGATCAGCGAGAGCAGCCGGGCATCGCGTGCGGCGTCCTCCCGCGCGGTGGCGGCGGCGAAGCCACGCACCTGCGCCAGGGTGTAGTCGAGGATGTCCGGCAACCGGTGGCCGTGGGCGATCAGGTGCTGGAAAGAGTCGAACCAGCCGTCACGGTGCTCGTCCGTTCGATCAGCACGTCGAGCCTGGGCATCACCGTCCGGGTAAAAAAATCGGCGTTGACCTCGATCACCTTGGCCGCGAGCAGGATGGCCTCGTCGGCGGCCAGCTCATCGACCCACGCGCGCGGTTTCCCGACGGCAATCGACACCGCCGTCAGCAGGTCGTCGCCGCGCTCGCCGAACAGCGCCAACCAGTCGATACCGTCGCTTCCGATCTGCTGCATCACCGGCGTGATGGCGCGCAGGAAGGCGGGCATCTGGCCGACCTTGAGCGGCTTGATGGCCAGCGGCTCGCCGTCGATGACCAGTTCCACCGCCTGCGGGATGAGGGCTTCCAGATCGCTCATGGCAGTCCCCATCACAATTGCACGATGCGGCCGAACTGGCCGAGCACCGCGTCATAGGGTTTGGTGGTGTCGGCCAGCAGCGAGCCTTCCAGCTCGAACTTGTTGTACTCGTCCGAGATGAAGGAGATTTCCTTCAAGGGGTCGAAGGCGACGCGGTACAGCTCCACCAGCACCTTGGCGTTGCCCTGCGCGGTGTTGACGCCTTCCAGTCGCAGGAACCGCTCGGGCAGCGCCTGCGTGAAGATGCCGATCTCGGTGGCGACGCCGTAGCTGTAGGCGGCCTTGAACGGTGCGGTGAAGCCGGTGATATCCAGAAACTGGAGGGCACCGAAATCGGTGTCGGCGGTGTAGTGCGTGCCAGCGGTCAGCGTCGCGGGCGTGCCCGCCGAGTCGGTCACCACCAGCGCCGAGACCTTGGGATGGGCGAAGAAGTAGCGGTCGCCGACCACCGGAGCAGCGCCGCCGATGGTTTCAGCGGTCACGGAGCCGGTGCTGCCCGTGACGTGGTTGCCGTACAGCGCCAAGGCGAGGTTTTCCTTGGTGAACTCCTCGATGGTGAGGTTCACGGTGGCCGACTTCTGCTTGACCATCCGGTGATCCAGCGAGCGCTGACCGGTCTGGCTCTCGTAGTGCTCCAGCACGTCGGTCTTGAGCGAGAGCTTCAGCTCGGCGACGTTGCCGGGCGAGCGCACTTCGATGGGCAGGCCGTCGATATCGCGCTTGCCGAGGAAGACGCGGCCCTGAAAACTGGCATAGGTGCTCATGATTTGGATTCCTTGCGTTGGGTGGGAGTGGGTTTGGCTTCGATGGGAGCGCCATCGCCTTCCGGCTGCCGCACGGGTGCGGGCCGGTGGTCGTAGCGAGCGATGCCGTTGGCGATGAGCCAGTCGGCGGTGTGGCCATCCACATCGAGCCGTTCGCCCGCCTTGTGGGCTTGGCCCGCGTGGGTGTGCGGCTGAGTCAGAACGATGGAAGTCATGGGGTCATCCTTGGGCTGAAAGATCGGTATCGAGCGTCCGGTAGGTGACGCAATAGCGCGCGGGGATCGTGGCGGCCGCCGCATCGGCGTCCTCGACGTCCCACTCACAGTCCTGCTCACGCAGCCCCAAGGCCAAGCCGCCGAGATTGCGGTCGGCCATCAGCGCGGCGTGGGCGGCGGTGAGCAGCCGGTCGGCTTCGGTTTCCGCAATGGCGGGCGGTACCGCGCGGGCCAGCGCGACGAGGCGCACCGTGAGCTCGCGTGTGACGCGGTCGTTGGCGCGCTCGGTGATCGATTCGGACTCGGGGAACACCACCAGCGCCGGGCATTGCTCCCGGCTGATGGCCACCGTGGGCGAGCGGTGTAGCGTCGCACCGAGCGATTCCATCGGCGTGCGGACGGCCGCCATCACCGCGAGCAGAATCCGTTCGCGGATCGAGTTGCCGGACACGGGTCAGAGCCTTGTGAGCTTGGCGCGCATCTCCGAGCCGTCACCCACGGCCCGGATCTCGCGCACCTGATAGATCACGCCATCGATCTCCAGCGTGTCCCACACAGCCAGCCCTTTGAGCACCGATGCCGGGTAGGCGATCTGGTAGTCGGTGGTCGACGCCAGCCCGTCGAACACGGTGTCGTCCGGCGCGGCGAAGCCGACGGCGTGCGTCTGCGACGGCGAGCCATCGGCGGGCTGCCAATGGCAATCGCGCAGCAGGCCCGCGTGGGTGGCGGCGGCATAGACCTGCTCGACGAGGCCCATCACGCGATCTCCAGCTTCACCAGCAACTGTGGGCGGTGGCACAGCGGCAGCGGGTTGGCCTGCGTGTGCAGATCGGTGCCCCGGTCGAACTTGCGCGGTTCCTGCTTGGCGTAGAGCGGCAACGCCACCGTGTTGGCCGTCTCGTTGAAGTCGGCGGGTGCGTAATAGGTGGCGAAGGTGTCCATCGTACCCAGCGGGAAGGCGTGCCCTTCGTCGTCCTCGACAA